GTCGGGGATAGACCTTTTCTTATCCTGTGGTCAAGGAGGCGACGGCGTCCCAGACTACCTTCCGATCCGGGCCATAATGCCACGAGTGAGGCGGATCCCTGAGCTGTGCTCCCGCATCAGCCCACCACGAGTACCGATCGTAGTACTCGCGCCACACTGGCCGCATTACGCCCAGAATCGAAGGGTGGTCTAGAACTTCCAGCGTGTCCAGGCCATCCAAGTATCGCTCGATACGAAGCTGGTCTTCGACTAGGACACCATACAGATCTTCCACCAAGAGACGTGTTCCTCTTGGCGGCGTCTTGATAGACAAGACATGTCTGTGTTCGTAAGCCTCTAAGAACTTAATTCGGTACCACTCGTTCATACGATGACGATTGATGAACCGTTTTACGCGCCTGGAAACATCCCGTGTGACGCGTATGGCATACTGTGCCAAAGAACTCAAGATAGGGCAGCCAGGAAACTGCCAAGCTAACGATAGAGCTTTTGCCCGGAGTAGGGTTCTGCAACATTTACTCCCGGAAGAAGCATACTGCTGTGTCGTCCACCCGAAACGGACCAAAACATCGCGCGGGTCACAAACCACCACCTTATCGACCAAATCGAAAACGAGACCGCAAAAACTCGCAATCTCAAGGCGTTGATACATGACCAACTCAATGTTGAAGCCCAATCGGGCGAACACCTCGCGTGAGGGGGGAGTGCCGACGATCGTAAACAGACCGTCATCCCCCTCAACGACTCCAGAAACAACAGTATCTGAAACCCGCTCGTAAACGCCGCCTGAAGCAGCATAAAGGAACAGCATCAAATTTGTAAAACTGTTGGCCAACGAAGTCGACATCTCACCAGACATTCTGGTGGCTTTCATTTTCACTCGGTAATCTCTATGGACGCAGACATTGCTGTGTGTGATGTAATCGAGAAATTCACACAGCTCTGCCACGCCCGGTAAGTGCTGACACATATACTTGTATAATGCTACTTCGCACACCTGCATGAGCTTCTCCTTAAAAGAAGCCTCAAAGGTCACGAAGTCTGTCTGAGCATAACAAGCGCCCTGCACGTATAACCGTTCATATATATATCCAGGTCTATCGGCAACACTGATCTTCTTAATGAACCAGGGACTTTTATACACTTCCTTCTCTATTTCCTTAGTGAAAGGGCCAAAGAACGCTTTCGCCTTATCAGGCCTTGCGTTAATGAGGCGCGGGTATTTGTACTGATCGTACACCTCATCCTTCATAAATTCCTTACAATGAAGCGTTTTGCCCACATGGACCCAAATGGTCCCATGTTTTTCATCCGCCTGCCTTATTTCCTCTTTCCGCCATTCGGGATACGCGGTTTGCGCCAACCAATTTTCCCTGTCGATTAAAGTGTCAGAAGCAAGAGGGATCAGCTCCTTATGTAAAAACTTCTGCACAAAATCACCGAAACGATTCAGTTCATTATCATCGACATTGGTCTGGCGCGAAGCCACGCGCTTAAGGACTCCACTTAACGCAGTCAAAGAGTCAGACGGATCTGCATGAGGCTGAGCAAACCCTTTGACATGGCACCCCAATGAGACCTGCACTGGCGGTCTCATAGTGGTGCCCTCGCGTCGAGGTCCTTTGATCTTCACAGACAAATCCAGCTCCGGAAGGCGAGGGAGATCAACCTCACCAACCCTGTAACCATAACAGTAACAACGGAACTCTCCCCTGGATCGTCTGGGGCGCCAATAAAAGGCACATGACGCCGAGTGCGCATATAATGGCGGTAATAAGCTTCCGCCACGCGCAGCGTGTCCTGCGGTATGCCACCGCCCTGTAGGACCGCCCATTTGGGATAGCTCACATGGTACATAGTACTGGCCGCAATGGCCAGCCTATCCGCCACAAGTTTCTCATCCCAAGTATTTTTGACTGTCTTGATAGTGCAGACTTGAGCAAGGAGCTCTGAACTGATGGTCAGCTCCGTAGTCCACAAATCACGACTAGCTATAGAGGTGTGACCGTATACTGCAATTGCCTTATGTTCAACTACGGTCACTGCCGGCCGATATTTCGCTGGCAGAGCCGCCAACGTTTCGGGCCTATCATCTCTATCTCCGTCAGGAACGACCCGTAAAGCACGATATTTATGAGTCACGTGCGTTACGAAGGGGCCAGGCCGTCTCACCATTCGAGCATAACATTCTGTGCCACAAACCGCGGTCACCAGAACCAACGCCCCTGCCACACAACTCAAGAGAGCAGACACCAACTTTGAGGAAGGCGCCCACGTCGAGAGCTTGGGCAGATCTACTGCTTCCGCCGGTCTGATAACCACAGCGTCAAGCACAGACGAATAAAACCACTCCACTTGCGGAACCGGGAGTCTCAGGACCACACTTGCGAAATAACGCTCAGCGCACCAACGCCAAGCCCGCAATCCCGTGTAGCTAACCAAGACACCCGCGCCTATAAAGGCCCCAACCGCAAGCCAACAACCAACGCTGGCCACTTTCTCATGATACTTGTATTTAAGATTCTCCATCATACCAAGTATCACCGGGCTTTGCATCGCGCTGATCTGTTTGTCGCCTACAGCGACAGCAGGAGCTTCCGGCGCCACAGGAGGCATTGCGTACTTTGGTTTCAACAACCTGTCCAACAAATGGTCCAATGTCGTCGAAATCTTTTTCGCTTTTTCCCGTGAAGCCTGAGCCAACCAAAAGGACAACATGGCTGAAGCGGCTGGCTTCGGCTTACCATGCATGAATTCGTGCTGGCCCAAAGAGCCGGAGCCATTCAGCTCTGACTCAACGGGCTTAGGCATCCACGCGGAAGCTTCGCTAGGCCCTGGGACATATCCCATTGACACTTTAGCAAAACTTCCTACTGGCATGCCAGCAGCCGTATCCGACAACGACTTCGCAACTGCTAAATCACACTTGCTAGCACGAGTTTTCTTTTTCTCGACCGGATATCGTCGCCCCAAAGATGCAGGGGCTGACTGAGCCTTAGGAAGCCACATTTTCCCAGAACGTGACCTGACGGGACCACCATCCCGTCGCTCTAAAGGTATTTTCTCTTTCCCCTTGTCCCTTACCTTAGGGGGACCAGGGTTCGGATGAATCCCGACTAAAGGCGGCGCCGGAGGCACCACTTCATCATCTGTTTCATCCT